CTACATTATAAAGTAATGAAGAAATTGATTAGAAAACACCATTATTGTTTCCCATTGTGGTTAATCTCCAAAAATCAGCAAAATCCTTACCAAGTATTTATTTGACAAAAAGGTATTCAACATGAAGTAGCAGCTAACTAATATGAGCATCATATCTTTTAAAATCAATAGATAAATGATAAGGAAATTCTGATAATTTCTCATATAACCAATCACCTCTTGAGAAAGAATCTATATCACCAATATACCAATTTTTACCTTTAAATTAAGCTTTAAGTCTTGTTGTTATTGGAGCAGTGTTTAATTTGAATGCATGATTCCTACTTTAAATGCGTCTAGCAACTGATGGTTTTAACAATAGCTCACGTTTAATAAAACATTCAATATTATTGTTGGGTATTTATTTCCAATCCTTCATTCTTTCCAGAATCCTTAAATATTTCTTTTTAACCATAGGTGTGAAATTTCCAGTATTTATATAATCCAGAGTTAATTAATTAAATTTAATATCATCAAACAAATAAGACTATAACTCATAATCTGGTTGAAATTCTTGGGAAATGTCTTTTTCTACAAACTAATAAAAATCATTCCAAAATTAAGGATCTTATGATGCTTCAGCTAATAAGGCTTAATGTCTTAATGCACCACTGCTAACTGCTTAATGGATACACGCACGTGGTAAGTAAGGAAGTTCTGTGATAACAGGAAAAACAGGATAAGCCATGGCACAACCACCTTGACACTTAAAGTCTTCTTGTTTCCTCTTTATCTCAACGGAACCATGAAATTCTGCTTGTTAGAAACCTTGGCAATAAGTATTCAAACATATTTCATTTATTTAAGCATTTAATTAAGGACAATCAAAATCTACTTTAGCTTAATTAGCATTATCTTTAATATTAGCTTTAATTTCCAACCAAGTGTATCCCATAGCTTAAAGAATCATTCTTCTGCCAAACTCTAAACTTGCTAAATCTTCAATATTGTAATCAGAAGGGTCTTACATGACTTAAACACAATTGTTGCATGGTAATTGGTTTGGTCTAAGCTAATTACCTTAGATAGTACCATAATAATACGAATGGGGATCAGGATGCTTACACAACCAGAGGGTTAAGTGAGACATCGTTTATATTATATGATCTTCAACATGTGATACTACCTTCAATTCTGATGAATCGCACTTAAATAGATATCCACCTTATGTAACACAAGTGAAAGCAGTTATGCTAACATTCAATATAATGGCTATGGTATGTATCCCTGCCAAACTTATGCCTTGATCATTATATTAATAGTTGCTACAATTGGTATTCCAATCATTAGCTTAAAAATTTGCCCATAATGCCATAACTTAAAT